TTGCTCGCCGTAGCTGTTCCCGTTACGTTTTTTCTAAAAACAGGTAACTCAACTGCTTTTAATATCCTTTCTTCAGCCTCTTGGATAAAAATCGGCAGATTATTGTCAAAAGTTGTTTCTGAAACTTCGCAATAATCTTGAATCGCTGTTTTTAAGGTTCCGTAAGTAAAACTCATGAAATCACCACCGTAACTGTTCCAACCGCTCCAGTTGCTGGTTCAGAAGTAAAATCTGTACCAATCGGGTCAGCGGTTGTGGGTGAAGGCCCTCCAATTAAAACGCCATCAGGCGTTAGATCTTGTGGTCCTGTTGTTCTAACAAACCCTAACTGAGATTGCGGTAAAGGTATTTCAGGTCGAGGTTGTCTCAACGCCTCTGGATCTGTTGGGTGGCGGGGCGGTTCAAGCTGAGGATGTTTAGGCTCATAGCATTCAGAACAGACTTTAAACCCAGTCCACTCCATCCGCATCTGTAAATAACGGGTACGAAACCCACATCTATCGCAGATTCCGTATGAAAATTTTCCTAGTGCATACGACATTAGACATAACTACGCTGAGGCACTAAATGAACAGAAGACCTATCCTCATCAAATCGCATTGCATTAACTAAGTTCTTTTCGTACAACGCCTCTAAGATCTGAGCTTTCTGAGGGTTTTTCTTCATTGCTAAATAAAACGCAAGACCAGAAACAAGACAGGGCATAAACCGACTCGGTATGTCTGTGTCGTTCACGGATGCAGTTATATCTTGTATTCGCTTCCAACGATAAGATACAAAAACATCAGTGGAATTTTCTGGAGCTGGCCAAACATACAACGTAGGGGTTGTTGTCCGTTCGACGTAGTATTGCGTGCAACGAGCTTTCGTTGTTTTATTTGGGATATTTAGATACTCATTTCGATCGATTCGATCTATTTGAAAATCGGTCTGTTGAGAATTGACTGTTCTTCTAATGACCGCATCTAAAATATCAATATCGTATTCGTTCAAAGTATAAGAAGTCTGCCCCTCTGTAAGTGTTAGAGAGACAGATTCTACTTCCCATAGTTGAACCCCACGGTTAGACCAATCAGCGAACATAATGTTCATTGATCTTCTCGCGGTTACACCATCGTATCCCGTTCTATATTCTAAACCTGCTAGTTCGTACGCTTCTTCAATCGCAGTTGCAGCGTTTAGATTAAAACTTCTAGTTCCAGAAGTTGCCATTAACCATACTTCTTTAACAGTTCTAATACAATGACATAATTGTCGTTAGCAGCTGCCCCCAATGTGGTTAGTTTAATATCACCAGTTTTACCTGCTCCTGACGTATTAACTAATCCTCCAAAGGTGGAAAAGTCCATATGACCGTTACTGTCTTGTGAAAGACCAAGTGCTATCGTATTGGCGGTTGCAGCCCAAAGAAGTTGGACTTGTGTGAAACCAATTATTGAATGATAAACCTTTTCAATAATAACCCCACTACATGCTATTCCATCATCCCTAGCGGCTAAAGCACTTACATCGATTTTAGTAACAGCACTTTCTCCAGTACCATCACTTAAACTGGTCAGCTGGATTACTGCTTTATGCGTACCATCTATGATGGTTGTTGAGCTTACAGCATCAGCCATGACCTACTCCTTAACCCGCAGATACGGTTACAACACCTGAGTTACTCCAGAGTTGTCCGGCTACAGAAGGATCGGAAGTGGGTAAATTGCTCAGGATAATAACGCTATTTGAACCATCATAGGTAATTGAAATATTTTCAGTTACCGCACCAGTCGATGCGTTTTTAGTAATGTCTTTAAAGCCACTCTCAGAACGGACTGGACCTTGGAAAGTAGTATTAGCCATTTCTATCTCCTGTCTTGGCTAGTGTCAGTCACCCCATGTGACTGTCAGGGATATTTGCATCTTACATAAAAAGAAAGGGGGCAACAAGTGCCCCCCAAACTTTTTTACGCAGCTCCGGGAGACCCGAAAATACCGCGCCAATCGCTGAAGCCGAAAGAGTAACGCTCTCGAGCCTTGTAGCGAACATTTCCGGTTTCAAAGTCACCTTCCATGTTCGTAGAGACTGGAGTACGCACAAAGTGCTTCAGACCATTAGGTACATCTGTCTTCAAGAAGAAGGCATCTGTATCGGTCAAGAAATGATTCACAACATACCCTTCAGGGATCATTCCCATGTTGCGGATAGCATTGATATCATTGTCTGCCGTTCCAACCCGACCAGGTGATTGCAACAGACGATCTGCCACAAACTGAAGAGCGGACGGAATGATCAGCTTACGAGCTTGAGCATTAATCTTCAGACCACGTTCATCTTCGAAAGCAGCAATGTCAATCAAACACTGCTCCAATGAAGTTTCGTTGAGGTCTGCAGCAGTTGAAAGCTCGTTTCGCTGCGTTTGGTTAGATACAGTCGGGTGAGCTGCTGAACAAAGTTCAACACCATCGCCACCAACATATGAAGAGTTGAACGCTCGGTTAAGAATGTTCGCACCCTTAATGTTTTTGGTCTGCATCATTGAACGTGCAAGTGCACGGGTGTATCGAGACGATAGCGTATCGTAGAGGTTATCTTCGATAGCTTCCTCAGTCAACGAAAAGGCAAGAGCAATCGTTTCGTGAGTGTATCGTGCGGTATATGACTCCTGCGCGGTGTCATAAGTTACACTTCCACCCTCACTTTTCACGGGTGCTTCGCCAAACCCTGTGAGCATGACTTCCTCTTCAAAAGCCCTTTCGGAACTTTCGGTATCGAAGATGTCTTCGTACTCAGCAGAGTAACGCTCGTATTCCATGCCAAAGAGAGCATGAAGGCCAGGAACGAGCTCTTTTACGAGTTGTGCTCTATTAATAGCCATTAGTCACTCCCCTTAAACTGCGAACGTGTTAGTCGGGAACGTAAAAAAGGCTCGGGCATATTGACCGATTTCATTGCTTGGGGAATCTACGAAACCCACGCAAAGAGCAACACCGCTAGTAGTTGTAGCGGTTACGCCTTCTTTTGAACGTCCGTTATTTGTTGAACCAGCAGTAGTGGTAAGAGTGTACTTATTACCAATGAAGCTAACAGCTGGAGTGCCTGCAGTGAACTGGGCTTCAAAAATGATAGCCGGATCAGTGTAGACATAAGCTGTTGCATCTTCGCTACCAAGAGTAGCAGTGCTGGCTGGCCAATAGTTTGACCATTGAGGAGCACCGTTAGTGTCCGTATATTGAACACCAGCGAAAACTCCTACTGGAGTGCTTGTAGCACCGGCCTGATTAAGATAACCAGAAGAAAGCGTAACAACGTCGCCGCTGAAGATGTCAGTGCCATAAGCACTTGCAATACGCATTTTCTTGGTTCTAATCACCCCACCATACATGTGGGAAGCAGGTGTAAAGCCGTTAGGGGCATCTACATTTGCCATGGTTAAAACCTCCAAAGAGTCAAGAGAAATTATTCGGAATCAGCGCCTCGGCGTCCACTTCCGAACTGTGTTTTTGAGCTCCTTTGAATGTCTGTCGGTCGGATAGGCATTCTAGGATCACTATCTCGCAACAAATCGTTGTCGACCCCATTCATTTGGTTATCGGTTTGCTGTTGAAAATAAGCATTCCGTTCCACAATGGTTTCTTCAGGAATTTTTGCGAGAATAAGACCACCTACTCCAATGACGCCTGCGTGCTGTCCTTGATCAATGGTCGGAGCATCGAAATCAGGATAATCCTCTGCGCGAACAGGTTCAAATCCTTCACGAATACGCTTAGACATATTCGCTCGATCATCATGACCTCTGACCTCTGCACGAATCCACCGATGTTGGTAACCATCAGGGGCTTGAGGGGCATCTAACATTGAAGGCGGTTGCCAGGGTTTTCTGCGAGTTTTCTTCTCTCGTGATTCTGCAGATCTGGAGACTCGATCTGTCATTTTTTACTCTCCTTTAGACGTATTTTGCATACTCTTCGAGCGGCACACCTATTCTTTTTGCAATAGCAACTTGTGAGGGTGTGAGACTCACTTTGCGGGCTCCTTTCTGTGGTTGGCCAGCACCACGGCTAGATCCTACCACTGAAGATTGCACGTTTTTCGTTTGACTAAATCGATCAGGAAAATATTCCCTCAACTCTGCATCCAACCTTTGATAATACTCATCTGAGGCAGGGTTTACCCCTTCTTTCTTCAAAGTATCGTCGATGGCTATAGCAGCTTCAGTCATCACACGATCTTGTCCAAACCACTGGTTGCTTTTATGCCAATCCTGAGCTCTGGGGTCAGGAGGCGGTGGAGCAGCCTGTTGTCGGGACTGTACTTGATTTTGTTGTCGATTACTAGCTAAACGTCGACGACTCTCAATCTTCTGTCGATTTTGAGCTCGTTTAACATTTTGCTCTTCTAAAGTAACTTTAGTGAGAGCTTCAGTCGCTAACGCAATCGCCTCGGCATCTCCCAACTCCTGAGCTTCTCGAAGCGCCCTTCGCGCTCTTTCGGCATCAGATTTAACCCGAGCTTGGTATTCAGAAACTAAATTAGCATCTGCAGACGAAAGTCGAGTTTGAAGGGAAGTTTTTTCTTTATACAAAGACTCCGCATAAGTTAATGCTTCGTCTCGTTGCCGTTCAGCTTCTCGCATTCGATAAGTTAATTTATCAATGCGCTTCTTGACTGAATCGCTATAGTCATCAAGCTCTTCCGAATGCTGAGCTTGTTCCTCTGACTTTTCTTCACTAAAGTCTTGATCCGGTTGTCGCTCCTGAATCACATCAGCAGCACGGGGATCATATTCTTCCTCTGGTAAAACCAGTTCAATTTCTTGTTCGGACATTTCTCCTCCTTATTGCAGAATCGACTCAGGGTCAGATATAACTGCAAGAATCTCGTCATCGTTTAAAAGTCGCATATCGCCACCTTCAATACGGAAACGAGCCCCTGCATATCGCCCAAAAATTACCCAATCACCCTCTTTACACCAAGGACCATCAGGGAACTTATCTTGATCTGCATATGCACTTGGACCTAAAGAAACAACAAGGCCCACAATAGCAGCAACCTTTTCTTTTTCCAGTGTTTGTTTGGCGAGCATGATACCACCACGAGTGGTAGCTTTAGGCTCGAATGGCAGAATTAAAATTCTGTAGCCTGTGGGAGCAGGCAGTTTATCAGCATGCGATTCTAAAGTTTCGGGCGTCAACGTAGACTCTTCCGGAGAAGGGTCTTGTGATCCGAAATTTAGAACTCGGTCAGGGACGTCATTCATCGATTTCATCATCCATCTTTGAGAGCAGGTTTACGATTTCTTGCTCAGTAAAATTTAAACCTGAAATTTCGCCAACAATACGTTGGTACTGAGCAAAGTCTTGGGCGCTTCCCGAAGAAAGCGTTTGCGAAAGCGCCGCTTGGCGCTCCCGTACCTTCCGAAGTAAATACTCCGAATACTTTATAAAGTCCATAAGCTAGTTAATGTAGCTAGTGAAAGAAGTACCCTTAGTTGCGGCACCAGCTCCTTTAACCTTCTTTTGAACTCCTTCTTCTGAATACTCACCGATCTTTACGGATTTTGCTTGTGCAAAACCTTTATCGGAAGCAGTCATTGATTCAACCGTTGCTTTTTTAGGTCGCTTATCCCCCGGAGCAGGATAGCTTCGTTTTTCGAAACGCATTACCTATTTCCTTTTCTTTTTGCCGTGAGGTTTTCCCCCGCACATCATGCGTTGGGCTTTCGGTCCTCTTTTTGGTGGGGGACCTTTTTTCTTTCCTTTAGAATTCATCATGGTTGTTGCTCCCGTGATTCACGAACGACTCGTGCTAGGTTAGTCAAGTTAGTGTCCGCAGCTCGCTCATCACGAAGCTCGGCCTGACGTAAATCTGCAGCGACTCGAATATCAGTCTGACGTTCCTGAGAATCAATCTTCTCAACTTCGATCTGAGCTTTTTGGTCAAGCTCTTTCTCGCGAAGTTTAAGTTTTTCGATTTCAAGCTGCAACTGCTGTTCGAACATTTCGCGTTGCGGATCTGGAACTTCCATTGCTTGTTGCAACGCCTGTTCTTGGCCCGTGATCTGCTGTGTCGCTTGAGCTGCAGCCATCGCAATCATGTTTTCATACTCAGGTGGTACAGGCGGCAAATTACCCGCTTGATCAGGCTGTGGCAACTGAATACCTTGTTGCGCCAAAATCTCTTGTACTTGCAATCGGTATTTCAATGCTTGATGCTGTTGGATATGTGCATTTAACGCTTGCACCGCTGCAGCATTTTGTGCCGTTGCGGGATTCTGAGAAAACGCTAAATGCGCCTGAATATGTGCATCATGATTTTGCTGAATAAACGCTTGCATTGGCGTATTCATCAAAGCATCTTGGTTTTCTTGGATTGGATCTTTGGGAGCCGCTTGTACTTCCGGAAGTAACAGCTCATCGATATCCTGAACGTTTAACGCAAGATACATTTTGCGGAATGCGGCTTTCAGATTATGAATCTGCGGGGCACTTTGCGCTAACTGCAACTGTGTTTGCGCTAGAATGATCCGCTGAGTCGTACTGAAGATATTAGGATCAGATACAGGAACAACATCAACCTGATTGCCAAAGTCTTCTTTGAATACTGTTTGTTGTGCTCCCTGTACCTGATATGGGTACTCCGGTGGTAATACCTCACCGAAGATGCGCTTGAGAATCTTAAACTCGTTCTTCTGCGCATAATGAAGTCTCTTATGGATCGCGGAAACGACACGTTGTCCCCGTTCAAGCATAGCAATCGTCGTACCGACAGGTGCGTTTTGATTTTGATCACCTGCTCCTGAATCAATAACAGAAGCGAACTGCTTACCTGACTCGACTAAGACTCCAAGTAAATTGGCTAAAGTACCACTTGGCTCCTTATAGGGAAGCGGCAAGAAAGAATCGCGGATTGTGCCTCCGGGCGTATCGACATCACGCCACTCTCCAGGCTGAATAGGGTCGTCTGCACGTTGGATATTTAATCCTCGTGACTTAAACCCTGCGGGTAGGTTAGAAAGCGTACCCGCATCGATCAGCTGACGGAGAATCGAAGT